GGTTATCTCGTTGACAGAGAACTGTCTGCCATGGCTTGGAACATTGATCCCATTGCCGTAGCACTGGCTTTCTTGGCTTTGTACACCGTTAAGCGCTTTTATTCTTGGTGGTTCAGGGGCGACGAATTCACCGAATTGTTGGCGGAAGCTGCTTCCATTCAATGTGAGCATGAATCTCTCTACGGAGAGGATATTGATCCTGTCCTCGAGGGAGAAGCTGATGTTAAGAAGGTGGCACGGAAGCACAAGGGAAGTTTTCGGACGTATCTTGTTCAGATGGGGAAAGCAAAGTTTGGAACTCCTACTCAGACAGAGGCAAACCGATTGGTCGTACGTAAATATCTGTATGACCTTTGTCGTGAACGAGGTTTGGTGGCGCGCCACATTGTTGATCATCTTGACATGGCCACTGCCCTCGTGTTTGTCCCATCACGTGAAGAGTTAGTCTCTTTAGCTATCACCCAGACTGCGCTTAGTAGGGACCGTGGCCGGATCCGAAAGGGTCTAGGCGGTGGTAGTCCCACCACCGCATGATGGTGCCCAGATCAGCTGGAGGGGATAAGTACTGTACCCGGTACATATCCCGGTATCGCTCCAGTCATATCGGGTACTATGAAGCCCCGCAAAATTTTAACGATGAGTCGATTTTTGCAGGGTCATGATGTGCAGACTCATAATAACTCGCTCGCCAATCTCTGTCGCGGAGTAGGTGAGCGGGTTCTCTACACCAACCGTGAATGTCTCAAGCCTATTCAACCACGGGTTTTGGTGTTTGAGAAAAGGTTGGCGTCTTATCGCGATCAACTTGTCCGTATAATTGGTTGGCAATCCCCTGTGACCCACGATCAGTTCGTGGACTTCTACAAGGGACCGCGTCGACTAGTTTATCAGCGGGCAGTTGACGGTCTGGTCATGGAACCAGTCCGGCCCCGGGACGCTTTCCTAAAGACGTTTGTTAAGGCGGAAAAACTCAACTTCAGTGTTAAGAACGACCCAGCTCCGCGTGTTATACAGCCACGTGATCCTCGTTATAACGTTGAAGTGGGGTGTTTCCTTAGGCCGTTAGAGCACAAAATGTATGATGCGATTGATACTATTTTTAAATCTCCTACCATTATGAGCCCCTATAATGCTTTTACACAGGCACGAATTTTACGTGATTGTTGGGACCAGTTTAATGATCCTGTCTGTGTTGGGCTTGATGCCTCTAGGTTCGACCAACATGTGTCCGTGCAAGCACTTGAATTCGAGCATTCTATTTACGATGCTATCTTTAAGAGCTCGAAGCTTCGGTGGTTGTTACGGATGCAGTTACATAATCATGGCATCGCCCGTGCTAGTGATGGCTTCTTCCGGTATGAAAAACGTGGCTCTCGTATGTCTGGCGACATGAACACGAGCATGGGTAACAAAATTCTCATGTGTCTCATGGCCAA